TTGATGACATAAGCCCGTCTTTAGACTTACTGGCAGTCCCTATGAGTTCCGCCACAACTTGTGCAAGGTCTGATTTTTTGATGTAAACCGGGTTGCCTGATGCGTCTGTTGCAACGATTGAATCAACGTCAGTTTTCTGTGGCAAATTTGCCAATGCGTTTTTTAATGTAATTTTTTCAGCCATAATTATTTTGAATTTAAATTGTTTATTTCCTTAATTTTGCTTTTAAAGCATACCAGTATATTTCTTCGTTTCCTGTGCCTAGCTGCGAAGTTGTGCCTAACCTGCATTCAAAAAATCCCACATCTCCAGGACTCAAGGTAAAACTTGAAAATGATGGGTTATAATATGTATCAGCTAAGCACAATGCACCAGTAAAGTATAGCATTTTTGTCGGCATGTTATTATAGATTACAAATCTGCTGCCTATCAAACTTCTTACCTCATCATAGCTATTTCCGATTAGTCCGTGGTAATCGGTAAATGCCGGGAACATAAACAAACCTCCAACATCCATATCTTCATCCACCCATACGAGGTTGCCCACTTTCGTGAAGTCTATATAGTCATCCCCAAGTATATCCTGAGAAAGATAATCTGATATGTTTGCCTTTGTAAGGTGTGTAGCAGCATTACGCACAGAACCAGTCAATGATATTTGGCCTGTCACACCGTCAAGGAAGCAGTTGTTGTTCTGCGAGAACAACTTGTTGTCCTTAAACACCCATCCGGCAAGAATGGCATTTTCAGCAAGCAACAGATTTGTTGCAACCATATTGAAATAATCAAGAGCATTCCACTTTGTCGTGTATGGGTTGCTGTCAATATCCGTCTTAGGGTCAACGGCGGAATTACCGCTTATAGGACAGTTCCAGGCAAATACGCTTCCTAGGTCTATCTTTCCGCCAATTAGTATGATATCTCCGTTCCTGAAAGTCAGTCCGCTATTCCATTCTGTTTCCTTTCTGACAAACGGTAAAGGCGATTCGTATGTTACAGCGAATGTTTTTTCAGTGACTACCTGATTCTGCCCGTTTACATTCGCAAAAGCTCTTATGTATATGCTTCTCGGTTCTGTTCCTGTAGCTATTGCCTCGGCAAATTGAGGCTGAATCTGGTAGCCCGGATAAAAACCTGTCATCCATGATGACAATACGTTGCCGTTGTTGTCTTTGATTTTCAGGTCTATTCCGAAGTCTATACTTGTGCCGTTCTTAAGCAATGTCACAGAAATAATGTCAGTTATCAGTTCTGCGTATGCCGTGCAAGGCACAGTCTCGCCAGTGTTAAGGACAATATCATACGCCACCCCGTCGTCTCCCGGCTTACCGTCATTGCCCTGTTGTCCGAGCGAAACATACTGCGAGGCCTGCGTTATACCGTTAAGCTCATAGCTTACGAATATGGAAGGCGAATTATTGCATGTGAACGTATCTGTATATACATCACCAACGAACCAGTCGCTATCATCGAATGCGCCGCTGCTGTCCGTCTGTGCCGTTGTAGTCGAGCCGTTGACATAACCGAACTTTACTGTAGCTCCAGATACGGGTGTAGTTGTCGTGCCCTTGCGCTTATAGAGTTTCCCGGCCAGCTTGGCGTTGATTTCCTTCAGTCCGTTCATCGTATAGTATGCTGCCGTCAGACTGATAACGTAAATCTCCGCGTCGCTGCCCGGCTCGGTAGTCCCAAACGACTGCACAGCCAGCACTTCGTGTCCTGTACCGTACACCGTCAGTCTTACTGATTTAAATTGGCCTCTGTAATTAGTCAGGTCATCTGTCAAGTCAAGCAATGATATTTGTGCCAGACTGTCGTCATATATTGATGAACCGTCTGAAGCAAGAAGCTCATAATAGACCTGGCTTGCCGAAAATGCTGCCATCACGCCGTCAGTGTCCACCTTGTAGAAGGTGAACGCCACCTGTCCGACGGGCGCACCTGATGCGTCCACCGGGATTGTCTCGCCGGTGGAACATTTAATCATGTATCTGCCATACTCTTTATTGGCAGTAAGAGCTATCGAACCGCTGGTTATCATACATTAACGTCTGCACTCACATATATATTCATTCCGTAGCCTGCTCGCGCCATGTCTGAATAGCTTACTTGTGCGCTTGTTGCCGTAAAGGTAGCAGCGCTTTTCCCAGTAAGCGTGAAGTCAGCCCCTGCGTTGTCCATCGTGCGCCATTCCCACGAGCTTACTGTTACGGTAGTTCCGCTATCCCTGCGCTTGGCTACCGGGGTAACGGTTGCCGTCTGCCCCTGCTTTACCGTCAAGCCCTCGATGCCTGTAACGTTAAACTGCACCTGCACCGGGTCGCTATAGTCCGTCACCGTGCAGAAGCCGGTGGCCACGACGTCCGAACCTTTCTTCACCGTACATCTTACCCTTGCCTGCCAGTTAACATCATCTGCCACAACTTTTTGTGTATTTGATGTGCTGACATTGGTAAATGCCTCGTCACTTCCGTCTGTGTCAATTATTTTCCAATCAAAGGAGTAACCGCCCAAATCCGACACGACACTGCCCTCATTCCATAATGTAGCCGTCAGCGTTATCTGTCTTGTAGTCTGCGTCAAGATTCCATCGGCTATAACAACGTCAAAGGTCGCTCCCGTGCTTTTCTGTATGATTACTTCGGTCGATATGCCGTCGAAAGCAATCTGATTACCCCCGACCTCTATCGTTCCTGATATTGTTATTCGGTCATTATCATAGCCTGACAACGGCACAAGGTTTTTCAATACCCTTAGAGCTTCAACCGTTTTAGTACTTCCGTCATAGTTGGTAGAGTAGGCCGTGTCTTTCTTAAACACGCCTGCCATCCCGCTGTTTGTGGACAGACCGTCGCTTCCGAACGTCAGCGTTATACCATTATACTTCCATGTCAATGTCTGAGGCGTCATCAGCGCACCTGTGGCGGTGTTTATCAATATCGGCACGACTGCCGGCTTCATATTGTCCGCAAGAGTTTCAAAATCAGGTGTAAACGCACCTGCATCATTATATCTCTGTATCAGCGGAGTGTTCTCCACTCTCAGGTAACCGTTGATGGATGTACCGTCCATTACAGCTATCAATTTAAGCCCTGCCTGTACTTCCTGTGCCATATTTTATTCCTCCTCTGTTATAGGTTCTTCAATTTTGTTCTCGCTCTCTGCCGTCTCTTCCGGCTGCTCTACCGTTCCTTCCTGCGCCCCGGTATCCTCCGGCCGCTCCGTTTCCGTTGCCTCGGTCTGTCCGCCGGCTTCCACGGTGTTGCCATCCTCCGTGCCGTCGCCCTGCACCCCGTCAACCTTATTATTGGCAACTTCTTCGGCATTAATTTTAATCAGTTCCTTCAGCTCTTTTGCCGAAGCCACGATTTGACAATTTGGTATACTGCCCAGCATTCTGAGGTCTGAAATTGGCAGTATCAGTCTGCCGTCAGGCATTGTCTCGTGATACATCTTGAGGATTTCCTCATTTCTCACGTCTGTTTCCTTTATAAGTATATACATAGTCGTCTTAATTTTATTCGTATGTCGGTAGTATAATAATAGCCCCGTTGTCGTCTGTAATGAAATTTCCAGCATCGTCAGTAAGTACTGCGTGCTTTTCATAAACGCTTACGTCAGCCCATACGCTTACAAGTGCTGAGGGGTCAAACCCTTTATCCTTTGGAACGAACTCTATGTTCTTTCCGCTGTCAATGAATGTCTCGCTGCTTCCTGCCTTTGCGCTCCGGCCTTTCCAGCGTATCTGGAAAAGTTCATTTGCCTGCGTGTCGGTAACGGTAGTCCGATTGTCAAAAAGCTCAGTCTTAAACCCGACCTTTGTCGAAAAGTCGTATGCCACCCTGGCACCTTTAGTCTGCATCTGCTCGACCGACAGGCTTGAAGGCATCTCCATATTGATGAATGTTTCGGCAACGATGGCGTCGTCATCCGGCGTTACAGGGCGCTGGCTGTCGAAGTAAGCCGCACGGACACGAAAGGCCGAAGCCTTCATCATTCTTGCGTCAAATGTAAGTGTCTTCGTGAATACGCCGTTTGATTTACAAGTAAGCCACAGTTCCTCGTCCTCTGATGTTATCTCACGCCATGCTCCGTTCTCGTCCCTTACCTGCCACCAATACGCAGCGTGTGCGTCATCAACGGCTGTGCTTCCACTGTATAGCTGCGCTGTCAACGTGTGCAGCCAGTCCGTTTCTTTCAACGGGTCAATCTTCCAGCTCGGAGGACAATCTAAAGCTACTTTGTAGTTCCTGCTCTCATATACTGTCGTGTACAGCTTAACATTCATCTCCACACGAACGGTCTGCTGTGTTCTCTTGTCTGTGAACTTGACTATGCAGTATATCTGTATGGGACTGTCTGCCGGAACGTTCTTTTTGACCTTCAGGGCGTTGGCCGGGAATCCAGTCACCGTGCCGTCGCCAATTTCGTAATCGTCACCGGCCGTTATTCGGTTGGAGTAATCCTTGGCCGGTACGCCGTCATACCATTCAACGGCGGTCAGTGCCTGCTTGCCGTTCTGCACTTTCTCCGGGTCGTAAACCTCGACGTAAGGTGATAGTATCAACGGCACCAGCGTGCGGTCAGGCTCATATTCCTTACTCTCGTTATTGTACGTTTGTACAGTATTGCCGCTCACCGCATTTATTCCATAATGCAGTGATAACGGGTCAACCGTTGTGATGACGCTCTGCGCTCTTGTTTTCAGTGGCATATTTAAGCGAATTTAATTTGTCCTTGAATCATTTTTTTCTCCTGTGTTCCACCGACAGGGATAAACACGCTGCATGCGAATGTCGCCGACAAATAGTCCACGCCGAAGCCTGAACCTATACCGTGTTCGTTACCGTTGTCTACATGTATGACATTCTTCTTGCTGTCAACATATTCCGGCTGCCAAGTGTTGTCGTCGGCAACGTTGCCAGTGTCGCGCAGCCATTCCACCTCGGCGCCGGCGGTGTTCATTATGTCGGCGGTTATCTCGATGTCGCCGTAATATATCCTTGCCGTGAGGTCGGTGTTTACGTTGCTCCGCCTGAATGCGTAGCCGTTCGACGACTCTATCTGGAGATAATAGTTCGGGTCGCCCTCCAGCATGGCCCAGTCCGTGGAGTTCCATTTCGGCGCAAGCTGTGTCTTGTCAATCAGACACCCCCACTTGCACCCCAGGTGCCATACGGCGTGCTGCTCAAGGGTAACGAAGTTCTGGCCTGTTGAAGGGTTGCTCCATTCGTGCGTCATGTAGCGGTACGGGGTGGTACTCTGTGCCACGTCAAGGCTCCACTGCCCGCGGTCTACGATTTTTGTCACGAGTTTCCCGTTCCCGTCAAACTCGTAAAACTTACGAGCAATAACAACATCGGCCATGATGCCGAGGTCGTCTTTGGATACAGGTATCTGCTCGAGAGCGGCAGTATTAGGGAGCTTACCTATGACAACGCCATAGTTGTAGTCCTCGAGTATCGGCTTGAGGACATTCGTAAGGAACATTATCCTTCCCTCTCGGCTTGACAATATCCAGCTCTGCGAGCGTCCGTTGGTGCTGCCGTCCTCTGGCAATATGGCGTTACCTCGCCGTGTGACGTTGTAGCCGGCCACCGGCGCAAAGTTCCGGCCGCCGGGAACTTCGCCGTCTGGATAAAGCACCACGGTCAGCGCGTTGTCAGTCATATTAACAGTTAGGACACGCATCCAGCTCGTGAAATAGTCCGTACCGCCCTGGTACAATGTATTGACAATCGAATAGCAGACATCGCCTTCCTGTAATTTCACGAAGTCGTAATCTGTCCGTTTCTCTATCCACAATTTGTAAGTGCTTTCTCCGAGGTCGTCCACCAGCGCTATCTTGCCAATTTCGGCAAACGAGTAGTCGGCCTCCATACCCTGCAGCTGGTTGATGATTAAGTCCATCACCGTCATCGAGCCGCGGACTTCCAGCCTGTCGGTTTGTATTCTACCATCAGAAGTTATTCCTGTGCCTTTCCCGGCCAACAAAGAATCAATAAAAGCTCCGACTTCTAATCCGCCCAAAAATTTCTGGATGAAAAATGTTTCATCTGATTTGTCTTTTCTGAAGAACATTCTTAATGCTCTTAATGCAGAAAATGTATTGCTGTCAGAAGCAGGTGTGCTATCATTGACCCGAATCAAATATATCCCATTTCCACTGCCCCAATAGGTTTGTCCTTTATAGGTGAGAGAGTCCACCTTATTTTCTATATCACCAATTCTGGAATAAGGCATACTTTCTCCGATTGTGTAAATCGGGGAATCCCAAGGAATATCAAGATTCATTTCCCAGCCTAAAACACGGGAACTACGTCCATTATCAAAGTATGTGTCATCAATAAGATTGATTCGTTGCCCGAAATCAAATGTACGCGAAATCAAATTTTCTTTTACCCAGGAGCTTTTGAGTGTGGTTTGATATGTTCCATCATCTTTATTCACCTTATCAGCATATTTCTGCGCCTTGTCCTTCAGTTCAAGTTCTGCCTCCGGGATATACTGGTCGGAAACCAGTTGTATGTCGAATCCGGAAAGGATATATTCGTCACCGTCGGCAGGGTACATCATATCATCCGGCAACGGACGGCCGTAGTTTTCGTTCCTCACAATCTCCCAAAGCTGCTCGCCACGGGTCTCATCCTTGGGTGAAGGGTTGAAGATAACCCCAAATACCATACCGTTCAATTTACCTGATTGGAAAGTTATCTGAAGTTCTTGCCCCTCGATGATATACCCTTCATTGAACTCTAACCCGGTATCCTTGTAGCGGTAATAGGTGACTGTCTCTTTCGTGCCGTCCTCATTCTCCACTTCCTCGGTGCGGGTGTGCACATCGGATAAAGTGCCAACACGCCGGGGATATACATCATCAAACACAACTACATCCTCAATGGCTTCTTCCTGAGACATGCTTTCGTATGCGTCTATGTAGGGAGTGTCGGCCGGAAGCATAAGACGTTTCTGGACCACACCATTGATTACTGCCTGCTCGTCGGTCGGACGATAGTTCGTGGGGATGTTCTTTGTGGAACCAAACGCATAGATGCGGGTGGCGTAAGTGCCCTGACTTTCACTACGGGTGACAGAGAAAGCTTCCACACCACGCTCAATTTTAACGGAATCTCCGAATTCACAACGTCCGAAGTGAATCACGTTGTCCGTTATCCAGCAATCACAGTTCCACTTATCCTCACCAGCCATAGAAAACAAGGCGTCCAACAGGTTCATGTTGTCGTAGGTCATCGCCACAGCCTTGTTTTCAACTGTAGAATCTATGCTAAATGTGAAGTATGCCCCTCGGTAGGTATATCCCAATGCTTTCAGGTTACGAAGGAACACTCCCAACTGTACATCAAGTGCTGCGGTAAGTGACCATGACGCTTCGCTTCCTGCATGTTCAGGAGTGTATTTGAAGACTTTGTTCTTCCACTTCCAGTAATATGCGTTCATCTGAAGTTCGTAGTCATATCCTCCGGTGGAAGTATTGTACGTCGGCTTCTGTATGTCGGTTATCTCATAGATTTTCGCCAACTTTCCGCCCATTGATTCGTCAAGCACTCCGGCCATATCCACGTAGTCACCCAGCTTGAATGGAATAGGTTTAACCACCGAGAAAGGGAGAATGATATAATCCTCCTTCATCAGTGTAAATTTTCCCTTGGCCCCATTATTGATTGGTGTGGAAAATTTTACTTGGCCGGATATGTCTTTGATTTCAATCATATCTCCAAAGTTCATAAATAAAAAATGGAAGTCCTAAAAATCAAGACTTCCATTTGAAACAATATATGGAATGTTCGTTATTCGCTTCTATCCATAGGGTTTGGCTCACAGAACTTGCTCGAAACCTTGGCGAAACAACGGTCCGGACTTAGTCCGTATGAGATACTTTTTCCAAGATAAATCAACTTGTATATTTCATCTCCCAATGCTGGAATTTTGATGTTTACCGCACCTTTTTCCAGTTCTGTCTGAAAGGCTTTCTTCTTTGCCCGATAATCACTTTCAGAACTTCCTTCGATGGTAAACTGGAGTGTGATTTCTCGTGAATCCACCTTCGCATTGTCTGTGATTACCCGTTTCCCATGTTCCAGCCTGCTTTCGTTCTCGATATAGTCTTTCATCTCATTGAAGCCGTCAATGGCATCGAGGAAACCATCTCCCATGCGGACGCCCCAAGTTGAAAATGCATCTTTACCGTTAATTAATAAATCTCCTGTCATAATCTTGCTGTATTACGTTTTACCTCAGCTATATCAGCTTGCATTTGTTTAATTGGTTTAATAATTTCACCTGTATTTTCTCTGATTTGCTGTAGTTCCAGATATGAATTGGCCAAAATTGTACGTGTCTCATCGGCGATATTGTACATGCCCGACGCCTGAGCTGTCAAGGCACTGATAGAACCTCGCAGTTCGGTAATGGCGACAGTCTGTTGCTGTTCAGCCGTTTCTATCCTAAGATTAGATTCATACATCGCTGTTGTACGTCCGCTCAGTTCATCAATACTGTCTTGAGATGCTGTTGCATATCCTTTTTTTGAGGCAGACTGTTGCTCGTTGTCACTACTGGTATATCCAATAGCATTTGCAAGGTCGTCTCGTTCTGCCATTGCGTCCTTAACTATGTCATTATAGCTATTTCTAAGGGCTTCTATTTCATTGTCACTAAGCGTTCCATCTTCCATGGCAGAAGCGAAATCGTTGTACCAGTTATTAAGCCTAGTCTTAAACATCTCGCCTACTTTATCTGACAAAACAGCTCTCATAAAGTATTCCGACATGTTATCTGCAAAGTCTTCAGCAGAAGCATCCATATCCATAAGTGTGTCTATGAAATTGTCGTATAAGCTGTCGAAACTTATCTTTGTCAAATTCTCATTCAACACGTTTGTGAGTTCTTCAAGCTCCCCTGCATGCTCGATATATTCCTCAACAGCTTCAAGAGGATTCTTGTGTCCGTCGCTGTCAAATAGTTTCTGCCATTCTTTGGGATTGTTGTCTCGAAGCAGTTCCATCTGCTCAGGCGTGAGATTCCAGAAATCTTCAGAATTCCGGAGTGTTACATCAAATCCAAAACTTTTCAGTGTCTCGCTAAAATAATCCCATCCTGACCAACTACTGTCTGGAGCATGCCCATTAAAGCTGCCCTTACCGCCCAAGCCCATGAATCCATAACCAGTGTTCGTCCATGCTGATGCAAGATTCTTTATTATTTCTTGCTGATTCTCACGCCATTGTTCCTCTGCGTCTTTTGCCGTTAAATAATAATCCAGTGTCTGACCTGCAGTATTACTTTCATCTCCTATGCGTTCCCTTAACCGATCTATACTTTCCTGCAGATATTCATTGCTTTCAGTTAGGCGGCTTACTGTTTTCATGACATCCTTGTCATTACCACCGAGCCATGAATTAAGCCCTCCAAATGTTATAGTATTAAGAATGTTGCTTACACCATCTACGACAGACTTTAATGGTTTCATTATTATTCCACCACTGAGTATGTCATCAAGAATACCGTTGACCGCACCAAACATAAGGTCGCTAAGGTCTGCGAAAATGCTGCCAAAACCATCTTTCAGTAAATCAAGAAGTCCAAGCACCGCGCCGACTATTTTTCCCGTCGCGCCTCCGAGCGTTGAAGAGAATTTAGAAAGCGCGTTTCCTGCTTTTCCAAGTAACCCAGACATATTAGAAAGCGACTTGCCTAATGTACCTGAAAGGTTTTTCACGCCCTCAAACGCTCCTGAAAGCGAACCGCTCTTAATCTGCGATATGGCAGACGATATGGAGTTTATAGCGTCAACGGCGTTGTCGGTAGCGTCTTTGAGATTGTTGCCCGTTGCGTTGAACTCGCCGACGGCACCTTTATAGGCGGCGGACATGCTGTCAGCTGTCGTTTGCGCCATGTCAAGACGTTGTTTTGCCGCAGCCTGTTCCTCGGCGGTGCCGTTGCGTAATGCCTGCTCGTAATCAGCCTGCGCCTTTTTCAGGTTGTCATAAGCGGCCGCTTCGGCGGCCTGTGCTGTAATCATCTTGCGCTGGGCGTTCTGAAACTCAATGGTAAGCTCGCCGATTTTCTTGAAGTCAACGTCTTTGAGGTCGCCTGTGACCTGCTCCCTCAAACTATCTACCGCTTCTACTATCACAGCTTGGTCGGTAGGACGCATAGCCTTGAACTCTTCGGACTTCATTATGTCCCTTAAAGCGTCAAGATTACGTTCTATCTCGTCTTGGAACATCGTGCCGAACTCGCTGAACACGCCTGCCCAATCAACATCCTGTCTTATAGCGGAGAGGTTGACGTTGGCAACAGCCTGTTCACGCTCTTTTTCGAGCGACAGCCTTTCTCCCTCGCTCTGCGCGTTGGCTATCTTCTCGGCGTATTCCTCGGCAATGGCGAGCTTCTGCTGCTGGAACGTGCCGTATTCTTTCAGGTAGTCGCGCATTGCCTGCGCCTCGGCGGCATACACTTCGTTGGTCTGCCGTTCGCGCTCTTTTGCGGCGTTGTCTGCGGCTTCTTGCAGCGCGTTTTGCTGCTCTTTGGTAAGTCCGTCCGCGCCAAGACCCTGCAAGCCTGCTTCCTTGTTTTTCTTCTTGAACTCGGCTTCCTGTTTGTCTATTTCGGCGATACGTTTGGCGTAGTCGTTCTTTATCTCGGCCAGCCTTTTCTGCGTGCCGTCCTGCATCAGGGCGATTTCATCGTCTTGGTTCTTCTGCTGAAGGGCGAGCAGGTCCTTGTCAGCCGTCTCCTGGGCTTTCTTGCGTTGTTCTTCCGCTCTTTTCTGTTCACGAATGGCTTTCTCATTTTTATTCTTTTTTTCACTATCTTCTTTCTTGTCGGCTAGTTCTTTTTTCTTCCTATCAGCTTCAGTTTGCTTTTGTTCAGCAGCTGTCGCATAATCAGCTCCACGTTGCAAAAGTTGTTGTTGCGTCATGTATTTTCCATTTACAAACGCTCCATTCTTTGAAGCTTCTCCTATCGCTGAAAATTGCTTGGCCAATTTCTGCAATTCAGGTAAGCTCTTTTTATTCATCCATTGTGGCACTTCACCACCTATGCGAATAGTGAAACCTATCGTGTTGTCTGAATATCTCGACATCAAGTTCTTGATGTTTTGGTATAATTGATGAACTCCATCGTTTGGTTTTTGCAAGCTCTTCGCGAGCATGTCTATTCTTTGGTTATATGTGGATGAGCTGTCAGCGGCCTTCTTTTCCGCATCAGCTGCCTTATTCACGGCATCTGTATAACGGTCATGCTCCTCACTGGCCTCTTGTACTTTTTCGATATAATCCCGTACTATGTTAGATTGGCTGAATAGACCTCCACCAACCCAAACCTCGGAAATCGTCCTCTCGCTTATACCGATAGCACGCATGCGGTCTTGTATGGTGTCGAAAATCTCATTAAGACCTTTCTCGTACTCCTCTCCTGTTTTGCCAGCTATCTTTGATATGTTTTCTTGTACTACGCTCCCTATAATTGTGGATATAGCTTCCGCGTTCTCTTGTATTTCCTCGTTGTCAGACAAGAAACTAATCGCCCCATCATTTCCTGAACGTGCGTTCTTGAGCGAATTAAGGAAGTCGCTTTGCGCGTCTTGCAACTTCTGCTGATAAGATTGTTGACCTGCATCTATGTTGTTTAGCCTGTCCCTTTCTATCGCTTCTTGCTTGATAAGCTCAATCGCCTCTTTTCGTTTCTCGTTGACGGAATCTATGCTATCTCCTTCTTTTATGGCTTGTACGCCATATTCCTCAAGAAGGCCATTAAGTTCATTCATTACTTTATTCCGCAATGATGTCCCTTTTGCCAGTCCATTCACCTCTGACGTTAGAGTATTGAGCTTGGTTATAGTCGTAGAGGCTTGTTCTCCGAACTTGTTAGATATTTGTAATGTTGCTTCAGCACTATCATGAAAAGCCCACATTGCCGTGGCCACACTTGCGATGGCAGTTGCCAATAGCACATAAGGATTAGCTTTAATTACGGAGTTCAATGCGGATTGCGCAACGGTAAGAGCCTTGGTGGCAATAGTTTGCGCCCCCTTAGCGACAGCGTCTTTGGTCGCAGCGGCTGCCCATCCCTCCGTAGCGACAATATTGGCAATCGTAGCTGCCCTATACACACCATAAGTGATGATAATCCCAGCGATAACCTTACCTACTTTCTCGTAGTTTTCGACAAGTTTTGTAACGGCTTGGATACTGTTAAGGATGACACCTTCAGAAGCCTGTCCCATGTCGTTGAACATATTATCAACGCTCTCCTGTAACATAGAAATCTGACCATTCAAGGTCTTTGCTCCCTCAGATGCCATGCCGTAGAACTTTCCGCCTTCACTCGTAGCGTCGATGAATGCCTGTTGCACCATTTGTGCGGAAATCGCCCCCTTCGACATCTCGTCTTTCAGCTCGCCAATGGATTTACCCGTCTTCTCCGAAATCTGCTGCAACGGATTGAAGCCTGCATTTATCATTTGGTTCAAGTCCTGTCCCATGAGCTTGCCTGCAGCTGACATTTGCGAAAACGCAAGGGCAAGGGAGTTGAAATGTACGGTGTCGCCCATTGATATGTCACCAAGGGCTTTCAGGTATGTTATGGCATCCTCGGCTTGAATGCCGAAGCCTATCATCATCTGTAAAGCGGAGGCCATGTCTTTTGTCGTCAAAGGCGAAATCAAGGCATACTCCTTCATCTGTGACATTATGTCGGACAATTTCTCGCTGTCGCCGCCAAGCAACACCCTCAAAGACGTTTCGATATTCTCGAACTCGCCACGGACTTGTATCATTTGTCCAAGGAACTCTTTAATTCCAATGCCTCCTGCGATGCCTGCTATCCAGTTTTTCATCTGCCCTGTTATGTCGCCGATAGCGTCCTTAACATCGCCACTTTCCTCTTTGAACAGGCTGTATTCGTCACGGAGCTTTTTTACTGACAAACGGGCATTCGCCTGCTCTTGTGTCAATCCGAAGAGTGCCGCCCTTTCTTCGTCAAGAGCCTTGCGCGCAGCATCATATTCACTTTTCTTGCTTGCTGCTCCGATAGGACCGTTCTTTAATGCAGTGCGGTATGTTTCGCCCAAACGTTTCACGTCCGCCTGTACTTCACGAACAACAGTTCTTTGAGCGATGATTTTCTCCGATAAATCATTGACGGTTTGCGAGGCATCATAGATTTTTTTCTTAAAATCACTTTCCATAACAGCACCAGCCTTTGCGGCTTCGGTTACTAATCCCATCATCTGCTGACGAGCGGCTGCCAATTGTGCTTCTAATGCCTTTGCTGAAGCAGGAGACTTGTTTACGTCCATTTTCTTTAGCTGTGCTTCCAGCTTCTCACATTCCTGTCTCAGACGTATAACCTCGTCATAGTCCGAGCTTACTTTAAAGTATAATATTGCCATATCTATTTTTTGTTTCTTCTTCTTCGTGAGGCCATATCCTTACCCTTCACTTTTGTAACCTTCGTCCCGGTAACGGTATGTTGTTTATCACGCTGCATTAATACTAAATTTCTGTACGGTATCTCGTAGACTACTTCCCGGTATGACAGATGCAGATTTTCCATGAACGATGCAATCTGACCGAGAAGAGTATCATTCCCTACGACTTCGGTTTCGCTGCCAGCAGGCTTACGTTCCTCGCTAAGCTGACAGCTTTGAGAAAAACCTTGGAATCAATCATGGAAAGGGTTTCATCCAAGGCGTCCACCACCTCGTCCAGTGTACCCTGTGACAATTCTTCATTCAGACTTTCGTCTCCAGCAATCAGCCACGAAAGGGCCTTGCTGTATGCTTCACTATCTCCAAGAGAGAGTAACACGTCTCTCAGGCTTTCCGCATCCTGTATGTTTGAAAGATGGGAAATGGCCCCGGCCAGCTTGTGGATGGTAGGCGGATAGACCGTGTAACTTTTGCCGCCTACGATTACCGTTCTGAAATCCATTCCTATGATGGATTCTGATATGATTTTCGCTCCTGTGTTCATAACTGTTCTATATAAAAAAGGCGGTGAGCCAACCACCCACCGCCATCCTAAAAACATCCATTTACCTTTACGCTCCCTGTTTTACCTCTTCTGAATCGAACCAGTATTCTGGCGCAACGGCGGAGTTTTTCGGTTCCAACTCTACAGCACTTACAGGGATACCTACAGCCTTATCTGTGGTCGCTTCGCGGGCTCCGATATCAGCACGGGGAATGACGCAATATTGGTCGTCTTCGGTCAGGGAAACAATCAACTTTTCGATGTTCACTTTGCCCCTGGCACGCTTCCAGCCCTTGTCGGTGTTGATTACATCACCACCCATGAGGTCTTTCTTGGTTGGATAGTCGTATTCACCAATAGTGAAGTTGACGGTTACATCGCCCATCTCCTTGTCACTACGATAAACCTGACCAGTGAGCTGGTTCTTGTAGTTTGTACGGCTTGCCTCCGCTTCTTCAATAGTCCATGTGTCCTGATGGATATTCTTCACTTCTTTCAAGGTTTCACCCTGCAAAAGAGTATGCAAGGCTTGTCCTGTTAAATCTTCTGTGATAGCACTTGTCTCGCCATACCAAAGTTTCTTGATATTAGCGGCTGTAATTTTCTTTGCTTCTGCCATATTATTTTACATTTAAAACTTCAAATAAAATTCTTACATTTACATAATGACACTTTAAGGCTGTGTCCTCCTCTGTTCCAATTGACTCGATGGAATAATGATAGGTAGTATCGTCATAACGTCCGGTTATGCCGTCAAACAGCTTTTGAGCCTGTTTCTCCAGTTCGTTCAACCGGATGGTATTGGCTTCACCTTCCTTCAGATCAGGAACACAGAGGTTCACCTCAACAAAAGACTTCTTCCAGTACGTGCCCGGCTGTTGGCTTTTTGAGTGAATAACAATCCTTTCAGACTTCAATTCACCCGTAAGTTTCTTGCCATGAGGTATGATGGATATTCCGAAAGGCTGGCAATCACGGTAAAGTATGTTCGCTATGTCAGTGGTTACTATCATTTGATTTCCTCCTTCAATCGTTTCTCAGCAAATAGGGCTGCACCAGTCAAGACTTCATAACCTTTGGATTCAACGAACGAAGCGTATTCGGCTTCATTCCTTAACTCCAGTCCATCATCCTGAACTGCATACTTGTTTGATTTACGGAGTGTGCCGGTCTGGTTCTGGTAACTGCCATGCTCTATCGCATAATTGACAGCTTCCTTACCAACCTTTTCTTCAACAGCTTTAACCTCGGCATAGCCTTGCTCGAAAAAGCTATCAACATCAGAAAAATCAAATTTTACAGCCATATCTCTGAGTAACCAAAATAATTTGTATTCTTAACCATGTAAACCTTGCCAGTTCCACGGATATTCTCACCCTCCATACATCTGACTTCATCACCAGCCTTCAGTGAGATTCTTTTCTCACAGACTACGTGATAATTTGGTCGGTACACCTCGCCGTTCTCCGAAGTAAACTCTTTTGTTGAGTTATCATCACAGCGGCACCGACATATTTCCTGCCAGCTTTCTTCACCGGTTCCGGGAATGGGCCGGCCGAACTCGTCTGTTTTCATCAGAGTAAAGACCTTAACCTGTAATGTATGTGGAGCAAATATCATAGGAATTTGACTTTAGGCTTATCTGACAGCGTGTCTTCAAGTCCGTACTTCTTACACAAGAAAGAATAGTATTCCTTCAAGCCCTGAGTATTCCAGGACATAGAGAAACCGTTTTCGCTGATTGAAGTGGCTCTAAGTAATAGAGAGGGGATGAACTTCGCCATAGCTACCGACACGAGACCGATGTTTGACTGGTCCATCTCATCCTCTCCGCTTATTCCTGAAGACAGACTTATCTCCAAAAGGTCAGCCTCCGACAAGTTGATGTCGAAGGTCTGAAACTTCTGTGATATGTAGTCTTTTACTGTCATGCGTTCATTGTTGTCAAGTCGATGTTCACAATCTGGTTCGGGTTCGCAATCTGCGGAATCCACTCCGCGGTGTATTCCAGATAACGGCCGTTGCCATCCTTGTAACCGGAGATGAGCATATCACCGTCAGCCTGAGTATAGTTGCGGCCCGGTACACCGTCAACAGCTTCGTAAGGAGTGTGGAAACGCATGTAACCAACCTTATCCTGAGGAAGCAGTGTAATATGGTCATCGGCGTAAATCTGCACGTTCTTGCCAGACTGGTCAAGAACATAATCTTCCTTGATTTCAATAGCCGGCAGACCAATACCAGTAAAGACGGTGGAAGCCAGTTGAGAGGTAATCAATCCGGTTGACATATACATCTCGTTACCGGTAAGCTGCATCTTGAACTTATCACCGAACTCACTCGAACCGATAATATTTTTCACGAATGTTCCTCGTGACATAATCATCTTCGGGAAGTTGCCGTAAGTGGCCTTCAATTCATTAATCTGCTGCTGCAGGTATGTGATGAAGTTGGCCTTCGCTCCGGCTTCGGGGGTAATGAACTTGAACGGAAGTTCGATATCCAGCAGGTCGATTCCTCCGGCATTGTCGTCCTTGTTTTTCACTTGAGCCTTACCTGTCATCAGCAATGAACCGACAACGATGTCCATGCGCTTATGTGCGGCAAGGAGTACCTGACGATAGTCATCGTAGATGAAATTCACGATGTCCTGCATGGCGGCAACTTGGTCGGCAGTCTTTGCGGCATTGAACTTGTCAACCAAGTCCTGCAGTTCTGACAAGCGGTCAATGGAAATCTGGTAACGGTCACCTAAATAGGCAATCTCACCATATCCAGAACCGATGTTCCTGCGCTCACGGATAGGTTTCTCCCCGTAGCGTGAGTTGATAGAACCGGCCATCACGCCAGTAACCTGACCAATATAGTCTTTGAACACACGAGTTGTCGTTCTACGGAAGTCCAGGTACTGCTGCCAATAGATTGTATCCTTACGAGTCTGAAGGACGCGTTGGATAACGGCACTTACGATATTAGGATCGTTAAACAGTGTATAAATAGTTAGCATCATATCTTTGTTCTCCTTTTTTATTTACTTGCTATAATACCAGCTGCTCTCAATGATGCAAGAAGAGCATTAATTTTGTCTTTTTCATCTCCGCCAGCAGCATCATCAACTTTTGCACCCTGTTTTACCAGTCCCAAGGTGCTTGAGTTAGCTGCCTGATAGGTAGTGTTATTGTCTGTCCACGGAACTTCGACATAAGCTTTGCCGCCTTCCAATGCCACCGGATATTTCTTTCCGCTTTGGGTAAATCCTAACTGAATTCCTCCCATTACGGAATCCGAGGCTTCAGGCAGTTCATATGAAACACCAGCTGGTGACTGAACACCTGCAGCGTTGAACTGGAAATGCGGCATGTTGGCCTTGTCGATGTCTGAGAATGGCATGGCTAACTTGGTAGGTTCTATTTCAAACGCACGCATCAAAAGGGCAACCAGTACAATGCCATTCTCTACTTGTTTCCTCTCATACAAGGCGGAGTTTGCAATAACTTTAGGTGTAGTACCGCTAACTTCTGTAGCTTCATAAAGTATTGTGCCGGCCTCTAAAGTTTCGCCGAAGTCGGCAGTCAACGTCAGTTTATCGAAGGCTTTGTCTGATTTGTCGATGGAGTTGATGGTTGCTCCATGTGCACCGTTTCCAAGATGCATACCCACATAAGCCAAAGAGTTCTTCTTGATCTTCAATGTGGTGTTGGAACCGGTTGTAAATTTCTCATATACTTCTACACGGATTGCCACCTGGGCTGTTTTCTTCACCAGGTCAGCGGCAATAGGTGTAAAGGATGGTAAAAACGAGCCAACAACAAGGTTGGTCGTGTCCAGCTTATAAGGGCCTCTGCGTCTTACACCTGTAGAAACATCATAACGTTCCTCGATTGACGGTTCCGGCTCAATGTTATACTTAAATCCTGCTGCCATAAATTACTTGTTTTTTTGTTCGACAATAGATTTTGTGTCCGCCTCAATCATTTTGGCGAACTCGCTTGCTTCCTTATCCTGCTTTTGTTCTGCAGTTTCAGGGGCTTGTGCGAATTTGAAGCCGCTGTTAGACATATCCTGTTTCATGTCCTTGAAATAAGTGTCCAAGTCCGTGTTCTCTGGAATGTTGCGGTCCTTCAGCATAAATTCGGGAATACCGTACTTTTTTGCTACCTCCGAAATCTGAGAATTGCGCTGCGCTTGCGCTTTCTCTGCCTCGTAAGCAGTTAGCTTTTCAGAAAGGGTCTTGTTGGAATCAATCAAAGCCTGTGCCCATGCAGGAACTTCGTCTTTTTTATCATCCTTCTTTTCGTCTTTCTTTTCTTCCGGATCCTCGATTGGTTTTCCGTCTTTCAGTCTATGCTTCTTCTCGTAGTTTGAAACAGCGGAAGTCTGAGCCTGTCCTGCACGGAAATCACCATAATTTTGCATCACGTCCTGAAAAGAGATACCCTCGACAATGGAGGTTACCTTCGTTTCGTCCGTTACACCCTCAGCCTTTTTCGTAGCTATACGGGTAAGTGTAGCAGTGTCCACACCCGGAAACTTCGTTTGCAGTCCTGCCAAGATTTTTTCAAAGATTGTCATACCGTATGAGTTTGATTAATAATTTCATACGGTAAATTTACTTATAGAAAAAAGGAAGGGGAAATTTTAAGGCTAACGATACGAAACAATTAGGGGAATGTTCGTTTTTAGGCAAAAATAAAGCGTGACTACTGGGGTAATCACGCTTTTATTAATTATTTCATTTTTGTTTAACAAAAAGTTTACCATTTTTATAATCAATCTCAACATCGCATTTATATATAATTGCGACTATTGAAACTGCTGTTATACAGATAAATAATGTTATAATAATTGCTGTACTCTCAGATATAACAGCAGTTTTTCCTACCTTGCTCATAATGGTTGCAGCAATTGATGACATTGCAGATCTAAGGTTCTGGTATTTACAGGCCAAATAGCATGCCGCTTGTAGGTCTTTACCCGAAACATAAATCTCTTTATGCCCTGCTTTAATGGCATTCTCTAATTCCTTTTTACTCTTTACAGTTATCATAATTATAATAAGTTTATAGCTGCCAGTTCTTCCGTCAGGGCATTAATACCTTTTTGAATCTTTTCTAATTGCTGTTTACGTGGCTTATGTACCCCTGCCGCATAGTGCCATAACTGGCGTTCGTTAATTCCTGTTATCCGACTCAAAGCAGCTTTGGTGAAGATACTGCTGTAATAATTAATGAAAGTGGCTGCATCTATCTTGAACTTCAGAGTGAACTCTCCTTTGAGAACCTCACAAGGGTTCGGATTGTCCTCCAGATACAAGTCTATGGCTTCCTTCATGTTCTCCTCAATTTCCCTTATGTTATTACCGACCGTAATAACTGGAGCATCTTCAATGTAAGCACTGAGATTATTCCCAGCATGTTCGACAATCACTTCTACAGTTCTCATATTGACCTCCATTTTATAGTTTAACAAAAGAGGCGGGGGCTATTTCAGCCCCGCTTGCCTCAAAATGCTGTAATAAGTGCCTTTTTCAACGCCTTTCTTTCCATGATTCGGAACGACTACCGTTATTCCATCTTTCTCAAACTTCATGTGGCTGCCCTTCTGGCTCTTTAGAATGAAGCCGTTGTCAAGCAACATAGTTACAACCTCTTTAACTGATTTGTAACTCATAGCGTTTACGACTTAATTACAATGCAAATATAGTAAAAATACGAACAAGTACAAAATAAATATTCGTATTTTTACTATATTTATAATAAATAGAGATACTGCAATACTACATAATACAAATAGTATTATTTTACAAACGATTCTTTCCGTTTATTTCATTAATTTTCTTTTGTTTCTCAATGTCATTCTTCTGTTTTTCTTCCTGCTCCTCCTTGATGGCTTCAATCTCATCCAAAACAGAATCAACGTTCCCCACAAAAGTAATAGCCCGTTGCTGCGACCATATTTCACCATCTTTGGCTTTGATGGCTGTGTCAATCTTGTCTTTGATGTCCTCCAGCTTATATGGCTGCATCTGAACATCTATATCAATTGTCTCGGAGGCTGCTTCAAGAGTTGTATTAACTGAGCCTAAAGCGGAAGTCAGGAAATTTACACGCCGTTGCATGAATTCGCCGACAGTTTCGTTCAGATTCTCCACATTCAGATGGGTGGACATAAATACATAATCGAAAGTTACACCGGAAACAGCATTGCCTGTACCTTTCAGCGCGTCGAAGGAGATACGCGGCGTATTGGTTAATCCATAAATCTGACTCAGTAAGGTCTCAACCTCGAATTTAACTGTATCAGGGACCTGACTCCATGTCAGATATTGGGCATTAGCTCCCTGCCCGGTCAGCTCGACCACTCGGTTCTTGAATTCACCAGAGAAATTTTGCACATCTCCAAATAACATTAGGATAGGGAAGAAGTGGTAGTCGATACAGTCTGCATAATTGGAAAGAAGTTTCTCCATTCTTACTCGGAGACTCTTGATCTTTTCACAATACGCTTCCGGACGGTACATGTAAATTACAGGGAGTTTCTTGAATCCATGAGCGAACGATCCTTTGTCTGTCCAATTACTTGTCAGTTCCCACTGATAAACCATATCCTTGGTGATGGTCATAAAGCATGTAATCTCCACATCATCCAAATCTTTCTTCTTGTATTCACGGGAGAGGGCTACCAAATCTCCATTGTCATTGAAGAACGGATAGAGCTTGTCTCCGCGGAACGGGGACCAGATGGCACTCTTCAGACGATATTCAGGTTTTGATTTGCCGAAGATTCCGGCAACCTTGCGCTTAAGCTTTGCCCAGAAGCCGTCGTCCTTCACCACATACCAGTATTCTGCCACTTCCTGCTCTGACAACCATGCTCTGACAACCTTTTTGTTCTGATACTTCAGCTTGTTCTTCTTGAACACTTGTTTCAAAGCTGAAAGAAGACTTTCTTCTGACTGGTCCGGCTGACAGTCAAGCGTCGGCTCTGTTCCTACTGTGAAAGCTGTCTGAATGTTTACGATGTCCTGCTCGATAGGAAGGGCTATTCTATTTGGTTCAACTTCTTTCTTAACCGCCGGCTCAATGTATTCTTTACCTGTTGTCGGGTCGGTTATTCTTTCTTCAGGCTTGGTGGTGATTTTTATTTTTGGGTATTTCTCCTCGTCAATCACTATCTCATGCCTATTAGGATTCCAGTCATTATAAAGAGCATGAGCATTGGGATGTTCTGTTTTTCTTCCTTTCTTCAGATAGTAGATTTTTCTCTCTATCTCAGGTATCGCTAAAATTTCCTCTAAAGTTCTCATATACTAAAATTTAATGTCCAAATACTCCTGAAATGTCTTTCGGTTTCATAATCCTGCCTAGAAGTTCTCCCAGCACATAATACCGCGCAGCGTCAATGCCATGGTTATCGTGGTCTTCCGGCTCGTTGATGTAGTTTCCGTCCTTATCCTTTGCCCAGACATAATTCCTATACTCCCTCTGCAGGTTGTAGGAGCGTCTGGTAATGTACATCTCCATTCCCTGCATCTTGTCAATACCCGCATTGACAGAACCTTGCCCCTTTTCTACTGGATAAATCTTGATGCCTCCGTTGTGGATTTCCTGAATAAGTCGCGGATCCGCACTGTCAGCAATCACTCTAAGATTCCAAGGACGCAAGACTTTTATGATGTCGCCGGAAAGCAATCCGGTTCTATAATCCACTTCATCCAGATAAAGAGCATTGTCTATGATTCCACATCGGATAGCTGCTGTGGGGTCATTGGTATAACCAAAATCCAATCCTATAGCAACTTTCTTGCACCACATCGGGAACTCATCCACGATGCCCCATTTCTTAAACACGGCACCCTCGGCCACGTCAGCCCAGCGTCCTATGACAACATGAGCATACTTCTCCGGATTCTTCTCCTTCATTTCCTGGACTTCATTCAGAAACTCAGGAGAAAGGTTCTCGATATTATCGAAGTAGGTTGTATGAATGTGAAGGACATTGGGATGTGTAGAAATCTGTACCTGCACGCCGTCAATCTCGACCAAGCGGTGGGTATTCTCGATGTATTTTTTGTAAATGAAATGGTTAGAGTCACAGGGATTCATGATAATGATAATCCGATTCTGGATTCCTTTCTTACGGATGGAGAGCATAATCTTGTCAAACTCTTCTTCACTGGTCCATTCCTCCGCCTCATCACAGACAAAGGTGGTAATACCCTGGATGGACTTCAACTTCGCCGTCTGATTCCCGGAAGAGGTCTTGATACCCCGGAACATGATACGACTGCCGGTCATCCGATTTACTATGTCCGTCTTGGTGGTCTTGAAATACTTCGTGGTGCCGTCCAGTTCTATCTTTTCCATCATCTCTGGAATGATAGACATGCCGGCAGATACCATCGTGTAGCGGGTGTATAGAATCTGATGGACAATCTTCTCAACTGGAGTCTGCTCAAAGGTCAGTCGCTCGATAAAGGTGGAAGCGTTGAAAGACTTGCCCGAATTATGCGTAACCGTTCCGTCAGAATGCAGATATCGTTGGTTTCCGTCAAGACAAATACCACACCAATCTCCAATTCCAGCAGACTCTATTGAAAGTTGCGACAAATGCCAATCTTTATTTTTATGAACATCAGCTTTGTTTACAATTTTTCTTTCTACCTTACAAGGTATTTTCCATGTATCACCATTGATATGAACGCGAAAAACTTTGCCGCAATCTTTTCCGCTACAACGTGCGTTCTTCTCGTTAATACTTGTTCTAAAGCCAAGAGTATCTGCAATATATTTTATTTGTCTTGCAAGTATTTCATTCTTTTGCGTGATTTCATATCCATTGCGACACATCGTTCCATCGGTGTCAAGTAGTCCTGCAAGTAATTCTAGACGTACTTTTTCACTATTTGATATGTATTCTTGTGGAACATGTTTATTCCCAATCAAATCGTAATGGCGTAAAATATCCATTATGGGATTCGTCAGTCCACAGTTCTTGGCAAGTCGGAATGTCTTAGCTTTACCTCTTACTCCATTGATTGAAAGATGCAAATTGTGATTTTCTGCATACTCATTAAGGTACTGTTCAATTTCTATATCAGGAGTTGTTATTTGTGGATATATGCTTGTTCCATCACCCAACCATAAGCCAAGCAAATATGGTTCTAGTTTAACGGGACTTTCTTTATATGGTATTGAATTTGTCTTATATCCTCTAAAATGTTCCTTAAAACGATTGCTGCGATTCAAATAATCAGTAATACGCATATCCGTGTATTCTTCAAAGTCATTGTATCTTCCTTCATTTATAGAAATTTGACTTTTCTTTAAGCTGAGGATATGTGCATCATTTACAAAGTAATCTTCTGCACTTGTTTGTCTGACACGGAACATTTCGCTCCTGCCTTTCATCGTAGCAAGGACATTGCGGGGCGTGCCATCGTCACCCATGACACAATCTCCAACTTTAATATCTTTAATTTGCTTTATTGTCAAATCAGACATTATAATTCCTTGCGTAGGTGTCTCACACCCACGGCCACCGGTAATGAGGATAATGAACTTATTCCTGTCTGTGTATAACGGATGATATATTTCTTGAGGAACAATCATTTCAGCTTGTCTTTAATCCATGAATCAATTGAAATTCCGTGGTAAATATCCTGAGGAATATCAGCGTCCTCATCCTGCCGACGTTCAACCTTTCTCCACTCTTCGTCATGGTGATACAACCAGACGGACATGGCCTGAAGATTTGGAGCGAGTTCGCTCTCACTCACCTGAAGTTCTTCTTCGCCGGTCAGATTGCCGTCCTGGTCTTTCAGCTTTCTAACTACGGTACTCTTCGTCTTGATACCACCCAAGGCCATAGCAAGGAACTTTGCACGTACTGCAGCAGTGATTGTCGCACGTCCGCGCGCTAACACTTCGCTTAATTCGCAGTGCTTACTCTTCTTCTCACTGAATGTTTGGGGGCATAGGCCTAAAGCGAAAGCAATCTCTTTGTCCGTGAATCCCTTCTTGGCATACATTTCCACTTGAGAGAGAAACTCCTCGCTCTTGTAGTCAAATTTGGGTTTTCGTCCTGTATGTTTGCTTTTTTGAGATTCACTTTTCATAACCAAATCATCCGTTATTGTTACCCATATAAATGCGGCGAGAAACAGGCTTATTGCCATAGATATCAATTCCTCTCTTTGAAAAATAACTGTCTATTCTCGCTGCATATCTTTCCATTATAGACCTCGTTCTGTTTCTTATACTTCTTTGCCTGTCTGTACCAAGCCCGTATTGCCTTCCAGCGTTGTACATTATTCGTCTTGACTGTTGATACAGCTGGCTATATGTTTTCTTTCTAACTCGGCATTCCTCCTTGTTTTAATTCCTCATTCAACTCTTTCTACCTGTTCATCGAATACTTCGCCTTTGATAAATTTGGCGTAAGGATCGTAACCAAACCTTTCACAGAACGCAGCTTTGGCTTCAAATGTGTCAAAGGAGAGCATCAAGTAAGCATCCATATCCTGAGCCTGCTTTTGGGCTGCTTCCTTTACCTGTTGCTTTACATCCTTCATGTGTGCCACCTTTTCGGCTCTTTCCATCTGCTTGGCAGCTTTCTCGGCTTCTTTCTGTTCAGTTAATGGAGCCATCATATCCTCCAAAGCGTCCGCAATGGAGTTTTCTTCCTCTGTTTGGAGAAGGAAATCACAACCGATAATGTTCAAGTCTGCTGCCGTTAGTCCTGCATCCTGATAGTCAATATCAGGGACTAGTCGAGCCAAAGCGTCAAAATCCCAGGTTCCTTGCGCGTTCGGGTTGTTCATCAGAATGTTCAATTCCTTTTCCTGCTTTTCGTCCACGTCAATTACATCGACACGGAGCCTGTAGTCGTTTTCCGGGAATTTTTGAAGTTCATCCATAACCGTCAGGCGTTGGTGCCCAGACACAACAGTAAGTCCGGTCCGCTTGTTGACTACGATTCCACCAACCAAACCGAATTTCTTGATCCCCCGTTTTAACGTTTTTCGTGATTCCTCGGATAGCTTCCGGGGATTATAATCCGCAAAGTGAATGGCGGAACGGTTAAGTTCTACCGATTCACTTTTTATGTACTTGCTTAGTTCCATGCCTATTGCTTTTGTTTATGCTCCCAAATGATCCTCTCAGCCATCGGGAACACTTTGTATATTTTCTGTAAATCTTGTGGGTAGTTCTTCTCCAGCCATAGTATGCAATCCAAGTTAAAGCCTACACCTGAACTTGCCTTCAGTGAATATCTCACCGGCTCAGGCAATCCATTCTGTCTCATGTATGACAGGATATCTTTCTGCGTCCAGTCAGCCAAGGGATAGCACATGCCATTGTTCTCATACTTGTTGGCTTCATAACCTTTCAGCATCAGGCGGCGGTTCATGCCGTCGGCCTTCTTCATGCCTAAAAACGTGTAATAAATCCCATATCTGAGCTGCATGGCTTTTACTATATCAGCCAGTTTTAGAAGCTTTACTTTAGGATTGGGTACGCAATACATACCGCCACGAAGAATGTAGGTCAGGTTCCAGTGTGGCACCTGAATAAACTCTATTTTAGGATATTTGGCCTTTACCCAGCCTATCCATCGCTCAATGTGTTTTAAGCCTTTGACGAAGTACATGAACACACAAACAATCCGGTCAAATTTAGGATAGATCATGTCCAGCAAGACCAAAGAATCCTTACCCAAAGACAGAAACAGCATAACCTCGTCAGTATTTTGCCTGACGAGGTCAATATAGCTGTATGTCCTGTCTTGCAGTGTCATTATCCGCCACTCATACCAAGTCCGACACGGACGTTATAATACTGCTGTCTGCGGTTGATGAATCTGCCACGTTGCGACAAACCTCCATTTTCTGTGGTCAAGCCTCTACGGCCGCCACGATAACCGCCTGTTGAAAATGTGCTTCTGTTTACTCTGACTCAGCGTAAAATTTAAATTAAACATGTTTTTCTATCACTCTGCCAAGGTTATAGACTACCTGTGCTGCCAAATAAATCTCACCTTGATGGGTGTATTCAATCAAGTTGTGGTTCTCGTCTTCAAACAGCTCAATCTTTGCGTCTTTGACTTCTACCAGTGCGCTGGTTCTGCCTTTGTTGTAGCCAACAAAGAACTGAATAGCATCATAGTGTCTCGGCTGCAGCTCACCATTAACCTCTACACAAAAACCGTCAGCGTCAAGCTGGCAGTATTTCTTTTGTGTTGTTGGCCTGATCTCTCTGTATTCTTGACGTTTCTTGCCTGACAGGATTTCGTCAAAGAATTTCTGTTTGATGATAAGATTAAGTATTTCCATAATCGTGATATATATTTTATTTAGTTGCGGATGCCGGATTCGAACCGGCGACCTCTACCAAGTCAAAGTAGCGAGCTGACCACTGCTCTAATCCGCGATGGTACCTTTTCACAAAGATACCTAATTATGAAGACAATTTTGAATAACAATTCTACACATACGAAACAATAAGCCAATTGTTCGTTATTAATTCACAAGCATGTTGCTTTATGATTTGGTCTGCTGTGTTTTCAGACTTAACAATTGTCTGGTTCTCTCTACATCAATGAAGTTTGTCCATCCTGCATGATGCAGCTTTATGGCTGCCTCTTTTATCGTGATATCGCCACATGACACCTTTTCTTTCAAAGACTGTAATATACTTTTCATAACCATCTTAAATTTGAATAGTATATGCCATTCAGTATTTTATAATCACCAAATAATCTCACTTCGCCCTGGTACATCATGGCAAATCTTGAATAACCGCAAATCTGCTTTATAGCCCAGTCTGCCTGCTTTGTTCCATATCCAAACCGCTGTATTTCTGGGTAAATTTTCATTCTGAAGGCAATTTCGCTGTCTGTCATGTCCCCGACGGGGTAAACGTTTAAAGTCCCATTGTGAGCGAAATAAACGCCATTCTCTGCAAACGGATGACAGTTGGCCCGGCATATTGAGCCATGAGTGGCAAGTCTGAAATGTATGATGCAGTCTTCGTCATCTCCGACCTCCGAGAGGTGGCGCAAGAATGTGCGATAGTCCAAACCCTTATGAAAATGATTGGTTGAAACAAAACCATAGCCGTTGTGGTTGAGTTTTTTGATTTTTGAAAGAATGTCCAGGCTCGGCATCTGGACACCTTTAGGCTTGTATATAATGCAACACATATTGAATTTATTTTAATTGTGCGAGGTTCATGCAAGAACCTCGGCACGTGATTTGAAAAATGATTTTTCTTTGGCTGTCAAGAAAGGTATCTCGTCAATTGAGCTAACCTCTGAACTCAATACGTTCTTCTTAGACCATGCAACCAGCTTAGCACAAAAGTTCACCCAGTTTGAAATCTTTTCAAAGTCTGTAGAGCCTTGATGCTGTCTGAACTCAATTGTTCTGTGGCGTGAATAAGAACATGCATTCACCTTGAAATACCTGTTGCCGTTCATAGCATCTAAAATGTCTGATTTTGTAGTACACCATGTAAAGTCATAGCCTTGTAGTGTTCTGCACCATCTGCTGTTGTTGGCACGCCTTGACCTTGCCATGAACGTATCAATAACTCTCTCTAACTTCTGATAGTTCTTAAATACGTTGATATAAGCCTCGTCAGACAAGTTCTGTGCGCCTATATGGACATGAAGGCCTGTAGACCTGTTGACCTGTGCGTTTGCCTCATTCAAAGCCTTGCAGCAGGTTTCTAGGCTTTTCATGCCTGCCTTGCCTGTAAGTACTGGCGACACACATTCTATTGGGTTGCTGCCCATTATGGATGAATCAGACACGAACTTATAATAGTGGTTGTTGTCTGTGTGGTTGTAGCCCTCATACTGAAATGGCATTGCGTTTCTTGTAGCACATTCACGCATAATGCTTGCAGCGACAAGGCATTCTATCTCAACGCCAAACGTGAACTTGTGTGATTCTCTTATAGGTTTCGGCAGTTCTGAAAGCAGAAGCTCAATTTCATACTTTCTCAAACCTAACTTTATGAAAGCAGCTTTCTTTGTTGCCTTAGAGCCTTTCATGTTCTTAATCTCGTCAACTTGTTCATTCAATGTCTTCATAATTTAAATATTTATTAATTATACTATTTGTTTAATTTTTACTGTGCAAATATACAAATAGTATAATTATTTACAATAAAGATTTTAGTTAATAAATATTAATTATTAAACTAACTATATTATTTCTTGAACTTTCTTATACTTATTATTATTTTATAAGTATATTTGCAACATAAACAAAGCGTTTAATTATGAATTTAAGAATAAAAGAAATTTGTCGAGAAAGAGGTATTATGCTTAAAGATCTTGCAAGCATAATAGGTATTACAGAGGTCGGATTATCTAAATCACTTAATGGAAATCCTAACATAAATAGGCTTGAAGAAATTGCAAATGCTTTAGAAGTGCCTATAACAGAACTCTTTGATAAGCCCAAAGAGGGCGTAATATATTGCCCTCATTGTGGAAAAGAAATTAAGTTAGATATTAAAATTTAGATTATATGGCACTAATAGAATGTCCAGAATGTCACAAAGAAATAAGTGACAAAGCATTAGCCTGTCCCCATTGTGGTTATCCCATAAAACAGGAGAACAACAAAGATGAATATTTATGTTGCCCTAAATGTCACTCCAGAGAACTTCACTCAGAGCAACAAGGTTTTAGTGGAGGAAAAGCCTTAGCTGGTGCCGTTTTAGTTGGTGGGGTCGGAATTTTAGCAGGGACAATTGGAAGCAAAGATGTCAATATTACTTGCCTGAAGTGTGGCCATAGATTCAAAGCAGGTGAAGCTTTGGTTGAAAAAGGAGAAAGTGGACAAAAAGAAATGGAGGTTAAGATTGCGTTACTTTTAAGAGATGATAAATTAGTCGATGCACTTAACTTATACAGAAACGAAACCCACCAGGAATTTAAGCCGTCAATGGATTACATCCACGAAGTGGCTCGCAAGTACAATATTGAAATCAAACAAAACAAAGGTTGTTCGATATTACTTGTATTTTTATTGATAATCGTTTCATCTTTTACAATTCTATTTTGATGAAAGTAAAAGGAACACTTTATGAGGTTCATTCATTTGAAGATTTAAGGAAGTTACTGGAACTAAATGTTTAACCAATAAAACTAATAAAATGAAGAAAGCATTGTTTATGCTGCCTATACTGGCAGTGTTGTTTTTTGTTGGGTGCAGTGGCGATGATGAGTCACAAGACCAACCTGTAAATATCACATTGAGTAAAACTGAAATATCCATTCATGCTGATGATGAAGACAACATTGAAGTTGAAGGAATAGATATAAACGAATGTTCTGTATCGTCAGATGATGAATTTATAGCCGAAGCAATGATTTATGATGGAAAGATAAACATTGAAGCTGGACACGTTGGAAAAACCACCATCAAAGTAAAAGCCAAAGGCACAGAAGCTAAATGTATTGTCTCAGTAACTCCTTTGATTGATTATGTTGGCTCGACTGTTACAGAATGGGGAATAACTTATGATGAGCTGAAAGAAAAGGTAGAGCGTCCTTACGACAGCTTTATGGATGATTCGCAAAGAGGGTCAAAGAATTTCACTTATACAAAAGAGGGATACAAGATAACCAACAGATATTACTTTGAAAACGGAACTTTATGTGGAGTTGAAAAAGTTATCAAAGGTTCAGGAACTGATACAGATGTATTCTTAAACACGACTAATAGCTTGAATAATTATGTCGATTATGAAAGCAATTATTCAGAAACAATCAATTCTTATCCAAAGGCTAAAGTGCAAGGCTACATATATTCATACCCTCAAAAATATTATGCGGTTTATGAACAAACAAGATATGATATTTTATGGGAAACAGGCACACGCCCAGAAACCCAAAACTCTATTTATTTCGCCAAAGATTTAGAAACGGCAAAAGAGCATAAATTTACTTTGCTTAATTAGCTACTATTTCAGCCCCAATCCTTATGGTTTGGGGCTCTATCATATAAGAAATAATTAGAGGAAAGAGAATAAGCATGGGATGGATTGGACTTATCTTACAAATAATATTGCTTGGAGCATTTCTTTTTTGGGAAGGATACAACAAGAAAAAAGGAGAAAATCAAGCATTAAAAGAAGATTCACGTGATATAAACTATGAAGGAGAAAAAGGAAAGAATCTTGCTACAAAGGAAGATATAGCACACATTACACAACAAATCGAATCAGTAAAGGATAGCTATAATAAATCCTTGGAGTCACATAAAATAGAACTTCAAAAAGAGTTAGAATCACACAAATACATAATGAATTTGTGTTTTTCAATGGACAAGGAAATTATTAAAAGATTAATGCTTTTTCAAAAAGCAAATAGTCAATATATCATTGATCCGAGTAATAATACAGAATTAATACAATCTATACAATATCTATATAAATCTCTTTCGGCATATAAATACAGATATTTACATATCCCTATTTTTCAGCAGTTGTATCAAAAGGTATATGAAATTTGCAACAAAGAATTTAATAATGAATATAGTGGAACAATGAGAAAATCTTTCACTCAAGATGATATTAAACTTTTGTATGTAATTTCTATGGATATTTTAAAAGAAATGATGCCTACTTTACAATTAGAAAAGCCGGAAGCTTAACGCTCCGGCTTTGTAATTCAAATTTTAATGATGCCCCAATTTGTTCGTTCGCCATACGTGCTCGTTTTTAATTGTTCGCTGGCAAAGGAAATTTGTGTTTTGATGGTGGAAAACATCACCGGAATATAACTGTGAGATAACTTTTGGAGGTGATTAATACTAATAAATAGTTGATAATTATCTCGTATTACGTATTGGATTGTGTTGTTATACCTGTTATTGGGAATTATTGAGGAGAAAAAGAGAGGATTACTTGTGATTTAAATATAAAATAGTAATGGTTATGTTCTGTATGATAAGTTTTTTGTAATTTTGCAAGGTAGATTCATTATAATATGCTCCTTGTAGAAAAATTGTTAATTTCACCATGTTTCCTTTTAGGAACCCTATTATTTATCGCTTTCTTTGGCTGGTTATTTTCAGTTAGATTATTTAAACCATCCGATAAGTTTTGGCGAACATCAAATTTTATCGGTTTGCTTTTTACTTGTTTGGGTATCTTCGGTGTCACCAAAGATAGTCGACAGATTTTTTATGAGAGAGAGTATTATCAAAATAAACTTCGAATAGAAGGTAATTATAGATGGAGGTTCATATCAAACCTAAATGAAGACATTTATTGTCGAGAATTTATTGAGACAGAGTATAGTCCAAGTAATTTGAGTACAATGCAAGAAGACTACAATAAAACTTGTCAATGGATAAAAGATAATAAAAGGTATTTTTTTGAATGTTATTCCAAACAGGAACCGATTATTATAGATTCTATAATCAATCCCAAATTGCAAGTCTCAGACCAAATTTTAGAACAGTATTTTAAAGAAATGTATCAGTGTATAGCTGAATATAATGATGATATTGCAAAATTAAGAGAATACGAACAAGGTCAGCAACCAAATATATTTGAATTGCTTTATATAATATTTTCACCGTTTTTCCTTGCAATTGGTTTAGGGTGGGAGTTTGTAAAATTCTTTGCTAAACGCTGAGTCCTTTATTGGTTATTCATTTACGTAATCTCCTTGTTTAATTTTATGTAACATGCTGATTCCGTATGCGACATTTTACGCTCAATAGTTGAAATTTCCAAGTCACGCAAAGCGTGGGCAAAGACATTCTTGATGAAGGTGGCTGTATGAACGCGCTTTCTACCAAAAGCCTTGCCGATATTCCAATCAAAGTGCATAATGTCAATGCTTTTAAGCTGTGAGTCAACCTTTACAGGCGGTATCTTTTGCAAGGTATCGCCTGAACTATATTCTACGACGTATGTGCATAGACGGTTGAGGTCTTCTTCACTCATATAGGCAACCATTGTTTGCTTCGTATAGCTGAGAACCTTTTCCAATTTGGTTTGAATAACATGATTTTTTTGCGATAGAATTAGTTCTCATGACTTCATATCTGAAAGTTCAGAGATTGTTTCTTCAACGGTAGGAAAAGACTCAATGACATCGAGTATAACCTGATTTGAATGTAAATACCAATTGAAAAGTGCACAAAAAGAAGTGTATCTAAAGAAATCAGAATTAATCAACAGGCAACATTAAATTCTAAGTTTCTTTAACTCAAATAGACTATCCAGCCATGTTTATAAGAAAAGCTTTATTAGTAAGTCTGTCAACTATAGTAACAATCAAACTTATTGCAGATACGAAAAGAGGATAACATTAAAATTTGATTTAGAAAAAACGGAACGTTATACTCCAAACTCCTTTACTTGATTAGCTCTTTGATATTCAGCCTCTCTAAAATCTGGTTGTAAAGATACTCAATATCTTGTCTGAAATTCTTATACTGTTGGTAGATAAAGGAAACGTCGGCAATATTATTTGATATGACACATGGTGATACATCTGGAAATACGTTGGCTAACTCGGCTCTGATACCATTGGGCAACCGTCCACCGGCTAGGGAACTTGGAGCATACAGGAACAGTACAATAAAAAGAAATTTTTTGCGCTGCATAACGCCATCAGGATTTGGTGAATGATCTGCCTCTGCAACAATGTCCTTAAACCAGGAATAAATTTCAGGAATGAGTGATGTATCCTGCAATAAAGCCGATGAAAGTTCTCGTTCACGCTCTGATAATCTTGATTTTTGTTCACGAATGGCCTTTAACTCCATAATTGATGAAAATTCTTTTGTCATAGTATGGTCTTTTAGAAGAAAAGTATTATATTTGTGGCCTAATCGTGCGTGGAGTCGGTCTTTTTATCGTGGGGCTGGCTCCTTTTATTTTAACGCCTACATATTCTCATTATTAAAAACATTTCTCGTTTATATAAATTTATTATTATATTTGGTATAGTTTTTGTTTATTAATAATAGATGAAAAATATTAATTCATATGGGAAATTATAAGAATAATCACGGAGGATTAGAATATTATGGTCCTTACATGGAAATGATAGATAAAGAAAACCAACGAGTTTTAATTGAAGAGCAATATAATTTTCTGCAAAAACAGAAAGCTGAAATTTTGGCTCAACAAAAATATCGTGAAGAACAACGTAAAGGAGCCAATTTTGAAAAAAGGCTTCTTATATTTAATACTCTTATTGCTATCGCAGCATTATTGGTATCTATTTTTAAATAAAAGACCCTATAACTACCTTAGTGGTAGTTATAGGGCAATAGACTATTTTTTCAGATTAAATCCTTACTTTTTAAAGACTCATGCACATCTTTGCTTCTTTTTAAAATATTTTCATTACTATCTTTATATCGTTCAAATAAATCATCCTCAATTGAATATAGTGTACTTATAATATGAATATTACATGATTTATAAAGGTAAAAAAGTCTATTTATCATTTCAAAATGAATTGAAATTGCCCTAAGAAATGAATCCTTAACCACATCATCTAATGATGATTTTATTACCATATTATAATATAGTAAACATAACTCAGCAATTTCAATTGCATTTTTATATAATCTATTAAAATCTTCTTCACCAATTCCATTATTCGGATTGATTGTACGACGAAGTTGTTCAATATATGAAGCTCCTTTATAGATACTGTCTCAAAAAGTGTGTCTGATAAGCAGTAAAAAAGGGCCGACCCTTGCGTGTCAGCCCTGAAGTTTGTAATTTAGGAGTGACCAAACCACTAAATATACAAACTATGCACTTCA